TTCGAAAGGTTAAGAGCAAACATCACCCTCCTAACAAACAGGTCGCGCTCCTCTTGCATCTCCAGTTGTTGTTTCTTATTCAAGGAAGGTTCCTCAACTTTAAGTAAGACGGGCGCACACTACGTGCCGAATTCTTTGCCCGCCTGCATATCCCTAAGTCACAGAGCTTCTTCACTACTCTATGAACATTACCCCGCCCTCTGTCTCCAGTATGAAACATGATGTCATCTATAGAAGGCCCATATCCAAAGTTCCTCCAATACTCATCTATCACAAGGAACACAGTCCTTTGCTTCTCAGTCATACACGCCCCTATACACGCATCATAAGTTTGTTGAATCATTGTAAGAAATCAGTAAGTTTCATATTAACAGCTGTTAATATGCCCCCCACCCTTTTTTGTATGGAAAACATAAGGGGGGGTCATTCTGTATCAAAGTCCAGCACTTGGTTGGAATTTTCGGAAGGGGGTACCCCCTCTTTTTTATCTGGTGATTGAATGAGTGAAACAGTATGTATATGTGCACCCACACGCGCACCGCCTGCAGGCGCGCCCACCCCGTCCGTGGGTGTGGCCGTGGACGCATTCGCAGACCCATCACCCCTGATTTCCTCAAGCAATGTGAGCCCATCGTCCTGCTTGGCCTTCACATCACTGGCCTTACCCAGTCGTTCGAGCAATCGTGTGCGTATGTCCGAGCTCTTGTGGATGATCGTGCTCTCCTTCCTCTCCAGAAAAGCCCCAACCTCATACAACTGGCCGATCAAAGCCAGTGCCTTCATGCGTTGAGCAGGGGGAAAGTCCTCATCAAGTGAGTGCTGGACGAGCTGTTGCACCAAGAGTGCCTTCAGTTGAGCAGGGTTTCGATGTTCTGCGGTGGCCAGTGCGATGCGGTAGGCCTCGACCTCTCTCCTTACTCTCTCATCACGCATGAGCTCATATGGCTTACAGGCCAGTGTTCTCTTACTGGCATCCTGCTTGTAGCTCTTCCTATACGCATTGGCCTTAGTCTCACCGAGTGCTACTGCGTGCGCGAAGGCTTTCATCTTCCCAGTCATCTTGGGTTTCTTGCCTTCTCCGCTACTTAGTAGAGTCTCTATCGGAATCGTATCAAGGCCTTCTCTGATTTGCGTGCGAGTAAGTTTTTGTGGCATGGTGTTTCATGGGTATGAATTAGGAATCCCGAACATAGCAGACCGCGCGACACAATGCAAACCAGTCAGGCCGGACTGGTCATGAGCTCTGCTGCCTAAATTGTCATTACAAAATATTCCTCAAACTGCCCTGACCTTTTCCAAGTCCTGCCGTCTATACCTTTGTAACAACTAAACAATCCTATGAACTACCTCTATTCAATCCTCGGTATGTCCGCCTTCTTCTTTGTCCTGCTCTCCCTTATGGACTGGGAAACCCGCAAGAGAGAAGCCCGCGCGCGAGCTGAGTGGGACGCACGATACAACCCAGTCCGAAAGACCCGCGAGCTCCGTCAGCAACACCTTAGAAAATAATTTAAAAAAACCTATAAAAAACTCTTGACAGGTCAACACATGACATTGTGTAATCGTTATTCATGTGTTAGTCAATCAATTTAAAGGAGTAAGTTAATGAAGCCTCTCTACCTTATAGCCTGCAGTAACAAGAAGCTAGACCGCCCTGCAAAGGGACGCGACCTCTATCAAGGTCAAGCCTTCAAGTTTGCTCTACGCGCCTCTGAACGAGCTGAAGCAGATGTGATCATCCTCTCTGCTCTTCATGGTGTTGTTATGCCTCACGCACAATACGCGCCCTATGACAAAGCCCTCTGCAACATGACCAAGGCCGAACGCGCTGAGTGGGCGGAGATCGTGCAAGCCCAGTTAAAGATGCTAGGTGCATATGACCGCGAGATCACAGTCCTCGCAGGAGCTCACTACGCGACCGCAGTCGAAGGTTTCCCCAATGTCCGATTACCTCTCAAGGGTCTAGGTATCGGTCAGCAATTACAGACCCTCAAACACTTAGGAGAATGAACCATGGCAAAACTAATCATCAAGAAAAACGGCTACGAGATTTGGGCAAAGTTTGATCACGATGCTGAAGTCTATGAGCTCTTCTTTGAACAAGAGTGCGAGTCCTACACAGGATGGGCGGTCGATTCCCTCGCGGACGCTGAGTCGGCCTCGCGTTACATCCTTGAAGAACAGATGGCTGAACAGGCTGACTGGGATCAACGCAGGCAAAACCTCTTGGACGATGCCTGAGTCATGCTTGAAGCCTCGCGTGCGGGGCTTTGAGGATTACCCACCAACCAAAGGAGAACTTGTGATAACGATAACCATTGATACCAATAACTCAGCATTCGAGGACAACCCTCGCGAGATGGCTGAATTACTTGAACGTCTTGCGAACTATTACAGGGACTGCGAAGTCCTGCCTGATTCCGCCCGCGATTCCAATGGCAATACTGTTTGCCACATCACACAGGAGTGAACCATGACAGACCTAGAGCAGAAATACATGGAAGCCCAGTTGATCAAGGCCTTACCCCTGCCACCCGAAATGTGTGGTCAGGTCAAGATCAAACTGTATTCCGAGCTCGGCCAGTCCAACTGGTTGAACATTACCCCATCCCAACTCAAGAAGATTGAACTGGCCTTACTGGAGGACGCATGAAGTATTACCGCCACACAATGACCTTGCGCGAGGAGCTCGAGCTCAAGCGCAGACTAGCCCGAGTGCAAGCAGGGTATGACCTTCTCATTGCCTTGTTCGTCTGCCTTGCAGTCGTCTTTATCAGCGTCATGGTGCTCTCATGACCGAAGCCCAGTTTGTCAAGACCGAACACGAATTGATTGAACTGGGCTATCGTTATGAACGAGCCCCAGTCCAAAGGTCTATTGCCATTCGTCAGACCTTCAGCAATCTACTTCAGCAATACCCAATTTATCGCGACCAATTCATCTATTGGTTTGAGCAGGGACGCAAGGAAGGAAGGTTAAGCAAATGATCAGACTATGGATTCACTGCAATGACGCAGTCAATGGCGATCACTGGCACTGCGCGAGCACTGCCAAAACCCTCTCGGACGCGATTAGGCTGCTTGACCCAATTTGGAAAAAACGCGCCCGAATGATGGTCTATGACCGAGGAGTCGCTACCCCAACTAAACACCTTATCAACACAGGAGCTCAACCATGAACAAGACCCCACACGAAATCGTCCACAAGGAGTCAGGCCGAATCATTGGCACATACCCAACATGGGACAAGGCTTACGAGGCCTATGGACAACTTGGCTATGAGCAGACCGACCACGCTATCGGAGAGGTCGATACACCCTATCTCGAACGAGTCAGACAGGCGGACGAAGATAGTCGTCAGTCGCGCCAACGCTACGAGGCTATGCGTATTAACAGAGGTGAGCCCCCAAAGGAAATTACGCGCCAAAGGTTTTGGGAATTGCTCGAAGTCCTTATGCCTGCAGACTGGACGCAAGCAGGGTCAACAGAGTCCTTTCGCGTCATTGAGTGTCAAACAGATGACCTCTACACATGGTGCGCCCGAGTCGGTGAACGCTACTTTGAGATGGTCTGCCCAAAGAAAACCACACACGCACACATTATCAAACTTGTCAAAAAGGAGCTGGACAAATGAACTGCACCATCCGCATGAGAAATGACCTTGCAGAGGAGGGATTGTCAGTCCCTGCCTCTACCACCTTCAGCAATTACGACACCCTTGATGATGACCTCTACATCACCGCGCAGGAGCTCGAGGGCGCGACCCAAGGCAATGACCCTGCCAATTCTGATAACCATCCATTTTGCTACCTCACGCTAAAGGACGGACGAAGCCTCTACTTCATTAGTGCAGACCTAGACTTTGATTACAAAGAAGAAAACGAACAGTTACAAAAAACTGCCAACGAGCTGATTCAAAAATACAAAGCTGAGATTGTCGAGGAAGGTGACTGGTGGTATGGGACTGACGAGTATTCGTTCAATATCCATTGCCCTGATGAGGACGGATGGTATCAAATCAATGTTTACAAAGTTGACCCAGTCACAGGTATGGACAACTACGAATGGATGATCGACCTCGAACCAGTTTATTTGGTAGCGCAATACCAAGTAAAAAACCACAACGGCACACTTTTAGGCGAATTTAAGAATAGGTCTGCTGCCGAAAAAGAAGCCAAGTTCTACCACGAAGAAACAGGAAACCCTGCATACATTGAGGAGCAATTAGTATGAAACCCGAAGCATTAAAACGCGAACCACATTCCAAATATCCTGATGGGATTGTCAAATGGGAACTCAGATTCACTTGGGACGATGGCCAAGTTGAAGTGATGGCGAGAAGCCTGCCTGAGTCTCTACGCAAAGAAATTGAACAACACCTTGTTGACTGCGAAGACTTACGCGCCCAAGACCCCGAAGACTACTTTATGGAGAAAGCAAAATGATAGAAACTAAACACAACATGGTCATGAACACCCATGTCATTGATATTGGAGACAAGCAAGAATATGGCTATGTCTGCGTTTCAGTTGACAACAATGACCTGACTATCAATGTCTATGACAAAGATGGCAAACTGGCCACGCAGGATGTTCACAAACTTCAGCGCAAATTGACTGCTGAAGAGATCGCCTTCACCGAGGCCTATCTACACAATGTTGCAGACGCAAAAGAAAGTGTAGTCCACGAATTCTTGCAGTCACTACATGACCACGACAAATTCTGCGAAGACTATCCCTGCTACTACTCGGGACTGGCTGATGCCTACGGAATGTGGCGCATGGCATTGGAATTTGCAAAAGACCCTGCCTACCATGCCAAACAAGAAAAGAAAGAAGACGAAGAGGATGACAACTACATCCTGATCAGCTAAAGGCAAGTAATGCCTCAAGCCCTGCGAGTCAGGGTTTCGGGCGGGATTTTCCGCAATTCGTCCTTTAACTTAACTGGAGAAACAAAATGCCAAATTGGTGTGCAAACTCATTGAAACTTGTTGCAAAAACTGCTGATTCTGAGAAGAAACTCGCAGAGATCGTGCAGGAGCTCGAACGAGCAAAAGGCGCTGGAGAGAGTGCAAAAATCTTTAACTTGATCAAGCCCATTCCCGAAGCCCTGATGATCACATCAGGATGGTTAGGCAAAGATACACCCGAACAGACTGCTCTTGAAATTGAACAGGCAGCAAACCTCAAGAAATACGGATACAAAGACTGGTATTCATTCTGCATAGGTGAATGGGGAACTAAATGGGACATGAGCAATCAGTATGAGGACGAGGCCTTCACCATCGAGGGCAATACAGTAACGATGGTGTTTGATACCGCATGGGCACCACCCATGCAAATCTACTATGCCCTCGAGGAAATGGGTTTCGAGCTCGAGGCCACCTATGTTGAGCAGGGCATGGGCTATATCGGTTTCTACACAGATGGAGTCGATAACTGCGAACAAATGAGTCAGTTTTATCCCGAACCATCAGATGACCCCGACATGGAAGATTCTGCAATGGACGAGATGACCCTCAAAATTTACGATTACTTTGAGAAGAATGGATTCACCCATTCACCCTCTAATTTGGGTGGCTGATATTAACACTTGTTAATATGAACCTTAACGGAAACTTACAGATGCACCACGAACATGAAGCCTATTCATGGTGGGAATACGATGGGCAGGGGATTCCCCTTGCCCGAGTCTGCGACAAGTGCGTAGATGCCGTTCTCGCCAAATACAACCCAGTAGTGCTAGGCCATTACACCCAGTCAGATGTTGACGAACCAATTAACGAGGAATGAAATGAAAGTAACTATTGAATTTGAATTGCCTGATGGACAGGCCATCCCCAAGGTCGAGGATATTCTCACCCTGACCAGTCCTGACTGGCACATCGAGAAGTGGCACATTTCAGATGTCCAAGGCGATCACGAATGGCTGACAGACGATCAAGCCCGAGAAGTGCTCAAGTGGATGAACAAATACCACGATGCCAATATCGGCATTAACTGGGAATTTATTGCCTCAGTAGTGGAAAACAAATTTCCCGAGCCCGAAGAGGTGAACGCATGATCTTGACTGACTTTGACCAAATTGCAGTCGCAAGAATGCTTACGCTGCGGAAAGGTTTACAACTTGAGATCAAGGGTATGCGCCATTCAGGACGCAGTTGCTACTCGATCATTAAGAAGGAATTTGACCTGACTGGGACACGCGCCCAAGTGCTAGAGAAATTTGAACAACTTATCCCAAACTTTGAGGAGATCACAAATGGAAGTCGTTGAACTACAAATTTTCCAGTTTGAGGAGCTGGACGATGACGCAAAAGAGAAGGCGCGTGACTGGTATAGGCAGGACATTGATTTTGCTTGGCAAAAAGAATCTGAAGAGTCTATCAATGCCTTCTGCGACCACTTTGGAATCCGCCTTATCACATGGAGTGTTGCCCCCTACTCCTCACCTGACTATCACGCGGACTACTTTAATTCCCACTTCAGAGGAATGAAATTAAAGGACTTTGAACGCGACCATATGCCCACAGGCTATTGCCTTGACTGCGACCTATGGATGACCTTCTACGATGAATTCAAACTGACAGGCAGTGCCAAGACTGCGTTCAACAAAGCATTGTGGGCAGGATTCATTGCATGGCGTAACGACATGGAAGCCCAGTTGACCAACGAATACATTGATGACCACATTCAGATCAATCAATGGACATTCACCGCAGAGGGAAAGTATTACCCTTATTGGCCTAAATAAACGCGCAGGGAGTCGGCTGCGGATGCAGTCCCGATTCTCTGCTCAGTATCGTTGAAGTCCTCACCGGCCTCGCCTACCCAGTAGTGCGGGGCTATTTTCTTGGCAGTCGCTATCCCCATTGGGTCATTGTCTGCGATCACCAACGGGTCACGCAGATTCTTGGCCACCTCGACCATGTTCCCCGCAGAGAAGCAAACATGGATGGTGTATCTCTCCCGAAGGTGTTTCATTGCCCTGCGGACTGACATTCCAGTCGCAAACCCCTCGCACAAGATGTTCCGACCCTTGTTGTCGATGACCAGGGATGCGCCTTTTGTGCGCTGACCTGAGAGAAATCTTTTTGTGCCATCCTGAGAGATCAGTTGACATCCAACTAAATTACCCAAAATCCGCATGGGCAACACCAACAGATCATTCCAGATCAACCCCTTGTCCACGAAACCCTTGCGGATTAGGTAGGGGTGTTGGTCTTTAACTGCGTTATTCATGATGAATGCGGCCTTTTGTGCGGCCTTGCGCTGGCGGAGCTCGGCTTCTTGTTTGGCAGCCAACTTCTTTGCGTGTGCATTGGGATCAGGAATGAATGGTTCCTCAGACTTAAACAGTATGTGTTTGTCATGGACTGCGAAATTTATAAGCGCCCCCTTGTGGCCGTCAAAGATATACGCGCCATTCTGTTTTCTCGGGTGGTCTTCAGTCCCAACCCTTACCCAACGATCTAACACTAAGTCTTTTATCAGCAGACCATGAGCTCTCGCGAAGTCTTGAAAGCTCATTTGAATGCCTTCGATTTAGCCCAAGCAATGTTCTTGGATTTAATCCAGCCACTGGTTTTGGCGGTGGTTGCCAACGGATTTGTGTGAAGTCCCCTCGGGTAAGCCCCATACTTTTCCTTGTATTTGTGCGCTGCCCAACCTTCTTTGTATCCACGCATACGCGAGTAGTAAATTAACTCAGAGTAGAACTTTTGATTCTCTGTCAGGAGCTCGCGCTTGGTTGTTTCTAACTCTGTTAATTCACCCGGCACATTGACAATCTGCTTCATGGCCTTTTCAAAGCCACATTCACCGCATTCCCGACCAGACCAAACCCACAATGCACCACACGCAGGACACTTGGCCTCTTTCTTTTCCTTCTCTTCGGGCTCTTTCTTGGCACTTTCAGCCCCGTTTTGGAGCTCAGTCACGCCTTCTTCGAACAAAGTGTCCCATTCTTTGCGGAATCTCAGGTAGTTTCCCGAGTGATCAAGCCACAAACCATAGTCTTTGCCATCGTAAGGACGCATAATCCGCCCCATTTGTTGCACATGGCTGCTGAAAGACTTGGAAAACGGCCTCGCAGACACCCCTATCATCACATCAGGGACGTCAAAACCTCTAGTCAGTATGTCAGTGGCCACCAGACCATTGATTAGCGTATCTGGACGCGAGAAATCCTCGATTGTTTCAGCTTTGAACTCATCATCTTCCAAATAACTGATGGAAACAAAGTTATATCCGGCCTCATTGAACTGCCTAACCAAGTCCCTGCCATGCTCAACTCCCGAGCAAAAGACAACTGTCTTCCTCGGCTTACCAAACACTTGCATAGTTTTGTTGATCCACTCTTGGACAATATCGCCAGTGATCTGCATACCGCGCTTGGTAGTCTCATCCTGTGACCACTCGCCAGCCACCTTCTTTGCACCACTCATGTCGATCTCTTTGGCAATATAGATCTTCAATGGGGTAAGCCACTTGTTCTCGATCAGCTCACCCGTAGGTTTAGCCCCGACCACGTTCGTATAGGTATCCCCCAGTCCATTGGTGAAAGGTGTGGCGGTCAGGCCGATCACCTTCATCTCTGGCCTGTCTTTGATGAACTGGATGATTTGCTTGCGCTGAACGTGGCACTCGTCAATGATCAGCATGGAGACTTCGGGAAAGTTAGCCCGACTCTCTAAAGTCTGTGCGCTGCAGACCTGTATCTTCTCGTAAGGACGATACCGCCAATGGTCTGCCTGCATGACACCGTGGTTGATGCCGTAATTTCCAAGGCGCGTACTGGTCTGGTTGACCAACACAATGCGGTCTAACACCATGGCCACGTTCTTGAGCTCCTTGGCCTGCTCAAGCATGATTGCCATGGCCACCTCGGTCTTTCCAAACCCTGTGGGTGCGTAGAGTAGCTGGCTTCTGTGGCCATCCTTAAAGCCTTGGGCGAGCTTCTCCACGACTTCCGCTTGATGCGGTCTTAACTTAAGCATTTGATTCTCCTACTGGGATACCGCCCAGCTTCGGGTTATTTCTTTTCTGCCTTCTCAGCGCGTTTCTTCCAGTAATTCATCTGCTTGATCATCTCAGCATTCTTATTCTGGAACTCGTTGCGTGACTGGGTCATTGTCCTAAGTTGGAACTCCAGGTCTTTGACTTGCTCGCGCAGCTCTTCAATCGTCTGCTGAACTTCTGCTCGGGCTTTCTCTGATACTGGCAGGGATTTGACAGCCAACATATCTTTGAGTTTTGCGTTCTCTTCAGCCATGGCCGTGTGCTCGATGGCCATCTCATGGAACTTGTCTTCCTCGGTGTACTCGGGCTCTGGAGGCGGTGCGATAGGACGGCCTGACTTGGATACATCAACCTTGCGTCCATTCTTATCAACGCGAGCTGACTTCTCTAATCCCAATGCTTTACGTACACGGCCAACTGTCATTGACGATACATCACATATTGCCGCAATCTCCACATCGGTCTTCTCACCTAGCTCAATGTCTTCCAAGGCCATCTGCACCACATAACGGCGTTCATCTGGTGTTCGGGGCTTACCATGCTTACCATTAGCCTTCAAGCAGGCCAAGAACGCATCGCGCTTGGTGCCTTGATTGACTTCAGCTTCAATGTCTGTAAACCCTGCGCGTTTGTGCGCGTGAAAGCGGTGGAAGCCATCGCTAGGCCAGTAAGACTTGCCGTCAAACCAAAGGTCGATAGGGGGAAACTTGTCTTTGCCCTCAAGCAATATCTCTGTGTAGTGCTGGACTAGGGGCTCGTCAATCTCTTTACGGGGCTGAGTGCCACCATCGAGGCGGATTTTTGCTAACTTAATTCTTTCAGTCATTGTTTTCCTTTTGTTGATGCTCTTTTTGAGGCTCTGTTTGCCCAGCAGGCGGCACAGTGCCATTTTGTGTGGCCTAGTTGGATGCCACCCTCTGGTGGTTTCATTTCATTGCAGTTATTGCACTCCTTATGTTGATGTACCGGCTGCTTACTTCCGATTGATAGCTGTTGTTTTGCAAACCCATTCACTTCTTTAAACTCCTTCTTGATCGTTGTGAGGCCGAGCATTGTTGGAATAGCCTTCTCGTTGTTCATATTGATGATCGTGAACATCCAAGAAAAACACCGTATCACCCTCAAACCTGACAGTCTGACCACGATATGTCCATACAGATTTTTGGATCGCAGTGCCTTTCTCTACAAACTCTTTGCCCGATTCGGTAATCTTCCAAACCCCATTCAGTCTGCTGCCGCTATCCCGATAGCATGGCGCAACCAAACTCCAGTAACGAAGCTTTTGAAAATTGTCCCATTGGTTTCTGGTTAACTTTAAATTCTTGATGTTAACTTCAGCGTTTGTCAGATACAACCGCCACAAACCAGTAGCCAAGGCTTTACTAAATGAGTGCTTGTATTCAACCATTTTGGCATTGCAATGCTCGCAATACTTTGATTCCTTCATCGCTTCATACTCCTTACATAAATGGCAAACCCTGCCGTTGTGTCCCCGCCGTTCTTCATTGCGTCAAACTCTTTAGCCACCTCTTCCAAGGTATCGTTGCGAATCTTGTTGGAGATCGGGTCAAGCTGGCGCTGAATCATCTGACGCTTGCGCCAACCCAGTGCCCTCTCCCATATGTTTAGTTCAGCTTCTGACATATACGCCTTTCAATTCTGGAAACATCTTATCTACCTGTGCTTTGATTCTGTCGTTACGTTCTTTGATCTTTGCTGCCCTCTCAAGGATCGGTGCAATAAACCATGTAATTGTTTTGTTACGACCCATCTTGGCCAAGATCCGCTTGCGATTAGTTCTGACCTTCATGCGTTTTTCTCCTTGAGCTTGTCCTCAACTAACACCTTGAAGATGAACGTATTCAAGTGATCGGTCTGCCAGTTGGGGAGCTGCTTAATGATTGCCAGAGTCTCTGTATTCGTCAGGTGCTTCCAACGTCTTCTGGGCTTTTTAGTCTTGGGTGCTGGCGGCCTTGTGTCAGAGAAGAAGTTAACATCGTTACCCCATGCCGCCCAAGTAAACAACCAGCGCCACATCATTTCTTGATTGCGGTATCGGTATTGGTACTCTGCCATTCGCAGGCAGGCTTCTTGTCCGGGCTTCATGCCTCCCTCGCTTTCATCATTGCGTCTGCTAACGCATATGCGTCCGTTGCCACAATAATTGGCATTTGAGTGTTCTCATTTTCAAAAACATCCTGAATGTCGTATGTAGGAAGTATTGCTTGCATCACCTTGGCAGCAAAGTAATCCCGCAGATCCATGCCGCCTTCACCGCCTACAGCTGTGACACGCGCTTCATCGTTAATACTGAATGCTGGTGTTGGGAATGCCTTCATACATGGCTCCAGAAAAGAATGATTCCAGCCACGATCACAATGAAGAAGATCGCAAACATAGGCCAGACTGGCTCCTTACCATACGGCCCACTGATGGGATCACTGTTGCAGTTAAACGCTTCTTCAATAGTGCGTGGGAAACGCTTTGTTGTATCATTTTCCATACTAACCTCCTGTGTTAATAATATAACTCATGAATTAACAATGAGTCAACTGTTATGTTACCACCAAAAAGCCCTCTTACCCGTTGACCCTCCCTCCCCCAAGGGGTGTGTGTAGGAGAGCCAACGACTCTTTATCAGCGAGCATTGTCAAGTTTTTATGTTGACTAACGGAATGCCAATCCGCCCTCCCTGCACTTTTGGGTGCAACCATGGGGTATGTGTCTTTCGACATCGCTGTTTATTCCGTTCGATTACTCTACTTGGAGGCGCGGGTCACGCCGAGGTTCTGTGTTCTTTGAGTTCAACCCATACAGGTCATTAGCTAACGCGCTCTGACGGCTGCGTAGGAGGAGAGACTGGCACTGTTCACATGAAGCAGTGGTTTCAAAACATATGAAAGGACTTGTGACGGCGCTAACCCGCCACCAGTACCAGTCTCAAAAACAAAAAAGGCTGCTTAGAAGTGCGCCCGGTCGGAGCCTTGCTTAATGACTCTCCCCACAGAAAGCATTAAGTAAAGCGGAACGCACATCTAAACAGCCTAATCCATTGCCTCCGACAGCAACGCCTCGTTTATATCAGATTATTTCAACCCGTGTCAACAGGACTACATTTATTTTTACTTGGCCATATTAACACTGTTAATATAAAAAAACCCCCGAGTGATTAGTTCGGGGGTAAGGACAATCCAACAAAGGAGATGGCAACTGCAAGTTACCGGAATTTATTCTACATCAATCTCCGTAAAGTGCAATGAATGCCGCATCAGCATACGCTTGGCCGGCTCCCTTCTTGTCCAGCTCACGCCAGAACGGCCACATCTGGATGGCCAACGTCCTTGACGCATCCTTGTCCTGACCCACCAGACCCGCGCGCTTCTTCCATTGACTGGGTGTCACCATCGTCACAGGTATTTCAAATGCACCAAGCACACCCTGAACTACACCAGCCGAGTGGCCAAATGAGAACATCGAAGCAACCCCTTGGCCGGGCATACTGCTCACCAGCTCGACATAGGCTTTGATCTCTTCCCCGTAAATAGATGGCCGAATGATTGCAGCCAACGCTGGCGCATTCACACGATTGGCCGAGCCTGTCTTCATCGTTGGCATCCGATACCACGCAACTGGAGTGTGCTCATCCATGATGACGATGGCACCAGATAGGCCAGGATCTATTCCAATCTTAATCATAAAATTCTTTCAAAAGGTATTGCAAGACATGAAAGTATGTGGGTACAATGTGTTGCCGATTATAACTCAAAGGAGAGAACAATGTTAAAGACGATTCCGGGCGTTTTTCTTGAGGCTGGTGTTTACAGCTTATACGACCTTAAAAGGTTGATGGAGTGCGCCACTCTGATAAAAGCTTGCTCCAACGAAGCCAACGAACGCTCAATTTATCCATCACCAGACCCAGCAATTTCATTGTCTGCATGGGATCTTTCTGTGCGATGCCTAAATGTATTGAAGGCTGAAGGGATTTTTACGCCCTCAGAGCTTGTTCAATACACCTACACAGATCTATTGAAGATGATAAACATGGGCCGCAAATCAGCGAATGAGATTGTTGCCGAGGCAAACAAGCATGGCTTTCAAATTAAAGGCCAGCCATGATCATCACAAACAAGTACAACTTACCGCAAACATTCGTAAACATCATGAAGCGGCCTACCTACTCTAAGGGTAAGGCTAACATCTCTGCGACAGAGCTGATCAACTCACCACGCATTGTCCAGCTACGCAAGCTACACGAAGACAAGATCGAGACTGACGTTACAGAGATGGTCTGGTCTATCTTTGGCACGGCCATCCATGGCGTTCTTGAGCATGGTGCAGACGAGAACCATCTGATCGAAGAGCGCCTCCACACAAAGATTGACGGCTGGTCTATCTCTGGAGCCATTGACCTGCAGATCGTCAACGAAGACGG